CATGCTTATCAAGTTCTGCTATCGGTTCTTCGAGAGCTTCACTTTTCTCTGCCTCTACGACTTCTTCGTCAGCAGGTGCATCGTGTGAATCTCCACAAGTACATTTGCTCATATGTGTGCGTTATTTGAGACTCTCTATATAAATGAAGAAAAATACTCGGGTTATGAAGGCGGTTTCTGCACAGGCTTCCATCCTGGTCTGCCAACCGCATCCCTTAACTTCATTCCACTTGTTCTACCTGTAGTTCCATCTGGTTTCTTATATTGTTGGTCATACTTACCTGGATTTCTCCATAATTCTGCACACCAAGCTCCCTCATTTCTTATTACTTTACGCCCTTGTGTAAACGGATTGCCCTTATCGCTGACACTTAACTTTCTTGCATTATACTTACAATTTGCCATCCATGTCCCAGAAGGCTGAGTTCCACTCTCGGGTTCTGGTTTCTTCTTAGGCTTCTTCTCATCTTTTGGCTTCTTTTGTATAAATGCTCCAAACTTTATCATACGCATTATGTCATTAAGATAATCATTAGACTTCTGTAAGCGTTCCGTCTTTATAGTACAAGGACATTCTGCCTTATCTAACGACTTTGCCTTGTCTTCCAAACTCTTACTCCAACTGTGACCTGCATCTCCACCCATCATTTTCCACATTATGAACCCCTTACTCGGTCTTTTCTTATTATCAAAGTTCTTACCCTGTGGGTCTACCGTCTCATGTCTTCTATAATACTTGTGTATCTTCATCGCCATCGCATAACTAACGTAAGCCTTGTTAATCAAATGACCATTAATTCTCTTTGTAATCTCTCCACCACCATATCCAAATTCTTTCCTAAGCTCTCTACCATACTTTGCTTCCTTTTTGACTCCTTTTGGTATCTTGTATTTTTCTATCTTTGTAAGTATATCATCTAAAGCATCTGATTTACCGAATCTACGGGCTTGTATGGCCCTTTCCTGACGTATAGCTCCTGCTTTGCTATCATGGCAACCTAAGAGCTTTCGGTTCTTTTTAGCGTATAAACAATATTGACTTCCTTTGCGCTCTATTATCTTTTCAACCATTCCCTCGACTTCATCCAAAGTCATCTGAATACTCTTAGATTTAGCCATAGCTACATCCGTGACTTTAGCCTCTGGGTTAGCTGGATTATCGCCAACCCAAGATACACTCCAAAGAGAAAGTTCGTTGATACGATTGTGGCAGTCGTTTTCTGAGTAACATACCTTCTCCTGGTTTGTGGCCTCACCACGGATGCTACTTGCGCCCGTCGGTCCATAGTCTTTAATCTCTTTCCATACTTTATCGTGCATTCCTATTTTATTATGAATACCTATTCTAATCTTAACTTTACCGTTCTTAACTTTGTAAGCCAATGGCAGCCCAATCGGCATCTCTTCGTGACGGTATGAATATACGCCGTAGCGCATGTAAAAATCCATGGCCTCTTTGATGGTATTTGTAGGAACCATATCGCCCTGTTTATCGACGATAGGGGAGGAGATATATGTCTCCATTACTCTGTCATTATACCACTCTGGTCGGTAGATTTTCCAACCAGTGTTACTTTCGTCTGCCACAAATAACGCACACAAATGCGGATATAAAAAGAAAAATATTTACTCGGGTTGCAAATAACACACACAATATTCGATAAATGTGTGCGTTATTCTGACTTATCGTTTCTTGACTGCTACCTTTTTACCAATAGATTTTGATATTTCTAACGCAAGCATTCTTGCAAACCCTAAAGGAATCCCTTGCTTCTTTTCGTGGAACGCCCTGCCTAAGAATCGTCGAGGTTTTGTTCCTCTATTGTAAATCAACTGTGCAACGCCGCCTGCATCATACCCTTTCTTATTTGCCCAAGTAGTTAATTTTGAACCTGCTTCTGTAGGCGGCATATACTTGTCTCCACCTGGCACTGCTGGCCCAGTTCCAAATTCCATGTGTGCAGCGTATTTTACATTGTTACCAACTACCTTACGTAGCGGCTCATCTTTAACATCAAAACCATTCGTTAAACGACCATCATCATAAGCACCTCCGTCCTCTCCATCTGGTGCTTTAAATCCCTGTCTAAGATTCTTCATAGCCCTTGACATTATACCGTCCGCAGTATTCCGCAAAACATTGTCTATTGCCTTCTCTGAATCGACTCCTAATCTCTTAAAGAATTTCTTTACTTGCTTCTGTTCCTTTATCTGTATTTTAACTGTCATTTTTTATACGATTTAACATTTTCTATGTGGTCGTCTCCATACTTCTCTTTCCACTTTTTATCTATATATTCCTCAGCCTTTTCATAATACTCCATACGCTTCTTTCTTTGTGCTGCAAGTATCGTCTGTCTATCTAAATTCTTCCATGCCCTCTCTGTCTCGCACTCTTCACAAAAACCGTTAGCCGCTATGTGGACTGTCATTGCTCCTCTTAAACACTTTTTACACTGCCTGCTCATACTATCCTCACTAAAGATGTTCTCTGATTAGGATGTAACAAAGAATGCCCTCTTAAATTCATCCTATACTTTGAACCTACCTCTTGCTGTAACATAATTAAATCATTCAAATACATTCCACTCGACGGAATGCGACTATCTAACTCCTGATGGGCAGGACACGTTCTGGTGTCTTTACCTATTATTAGACTATACTTAAACTGTATTCCCATTCTACCTTCTGCCCTCTTATAACCTCTTAATCTTCCCTCATTTGCTATTTGAGTAATCTCTGTTCTTGCTATCCTTGTAAGCTTGTAAGTCTCGCCAATTCCTACTTGTCGCATACTTTGCACAATCTCTGGAATACTACTACCCTGCGCTATACCTGCCATAATTGCCGCATTCATCTTCTCAACCAATATATTCTGAAATTGATTATAAGCATTATACAATGCACCTTCTGTCTTTAACAATCTTAATACTTCCATGTCCTCTGGTTTAAGGTCTGGTGCTTTAGCCGCAGTTTTGTTTATTCCCTTTATCTCACCATAAGCTGAACTATATCCATTTCTATATGCAAAGTCCATATCATCCACAATAGCATCACGCATTCGCTTTGCTAACATAACTGCAATATCACTAACTTGTGTGCGTAATTCGTCGTATGTTCTTACTTTTTCGAGCTGCTTAAGTTCTTGTATAAGGACTCCTCTGAGTTCTCGAGCTGCTGAGTCCATGTATCCAGATGTTCTTTTAGCTCCTCGGCCTCCAGCGACTCCTGAGAACTGTTTAGAAAATCCTGACGCACCACCTCTGGAGATTGAGGGAGTACTAAATTACCTTCACCATCCAAATCCATCTCCACACCGACGTTCTGCATTTGGGTCAATATCTGAGCCTTCAAGTTCATGTTATTCAAGTACTTAGTCTCATCCTTTTCATTAATATCGTTAAATCTAATCTTCCACGTATCTACTTCCATAAGTTTCAACAACGGCTTCAGGAAACCCATCTCAACACATTGCTGTGTTTCTCTGATGGTTCTGTCAAAAATAGTTATCTGTTCGCCTTCTGAGTTCAATCCACCTACGCCAGCTAACTGTCCAACTACCAATGGCATGACTCCATAAGCCCCATTAATGTCATTGTTGATTCTATCCATGTAAGGTAACATCATCAACTCATCCATGTTAGGCATAACTGGCACAAACTTAGCCGTAGATGTTGCCTCTCTACTACTTAAGATAGGAATAAAGTTTGGATTTCTCCTTGTCTCTTCTGCAATGTATTCCCCTAACCTATTCAAACTCTCCTCATCGTGGCCTGGAACATCTAAGAATCCTTTTGGTGGCCTTTCCAGTCGGTAGATTTTGTTTTGAAATGACTCTATAGCCAATGCTGTTTCGATTTTCTTGGAAAGACCTATAATCGGCGACTGCCCATACAACCTTGCATTCGCACTGTATTTGTTAAAATGAATAACCTCATCTCGAGCAAATGGTATCTTACCATCTTCACTCTCATAATAATAAGCCATATACTCTAACTCTACACCCGTCTCTGGATTAACTGTTCCTTCCATGAACTCTCTACTTACTGGGTCAAATTTGTCTTCCTCTATAAATCTACCAAACTCATCAACGTGAAATCGCATGTGCTTTGCATCCTCTACCCAAAGCTCCTTGACTACTTTACCAGATACACTACCATCCTCACTGGCCATCCTGTCGTAAACTAAACTTACCCAACAATCATCAAAGACTTCTAACTGTCTTATCATTGCCTTGAAAAATTCTGTGCCGTTAATATCTGCACTGTTATTAGTTGGATTTCTAAGAAGTGCCTCTACTTGTTTTCTCTGCTCAGGGTCGCCATCACCAATAGCTTGGTATTCCCATCCCTTTGCTACGGATTGAGAAGCGATTCGAGTGATTACGGTCCTGAGATGAGAATACCTATCAGCTAATTGTTCCAAATAAAATTGGTCAACCTGTGGAAGTATAGACTGACGATATGCTGTGTCCGTACTTACACCAGAATAAACGGGAGTTCTTGCCTCCTTAGAAACATCAGCAGTTGCATTCTCCAGAAATGCATCTATGCCCGTTGCCTTTCTAACAGGCTTGCTCCTCCATCGGTCAAATAATCCCAT